CGTCAACGCGCCAATGCAACGTGCATTTTGCGTCGTAGTCAATGCTGTCCCAGCTGTTCCATTCTGGGCTAGCGTCGCATCTACATACGCACCTATCTCCCGATGGAAGTCCTCGAAGTATAGATACCCAAGGCCAGGGTTGTTGAGTATTGCAAGGGGATTGAATCCCCTCCACAACTTATTGGTGCGCTGACGCCCATTGTCAGTCTTATCATAATATCCAGGAAATGGCATTTTAGTGCCTCCTTATTCTTAAGAGGATGAAGCCGTTGCGGCTGCAAGGACGAAGTTGGCGCGACGGTTGTTGCAGATGATCTGATAGGCTGAGTCCATCCACTGCACAATCGTGTTGTGCTGCATGTTCAGCTCAATTGGACCACTCCGCTCCATGAACAACCCGTCATAATTCTTCACCCGGAAGGTATCCCAGTTGATACCGTACACAGGCTCGTTCAGGTCGCGGGCATCGCCACCTACCAGAGACAGGGCTGGAACCCATTCCCAGTCAACACCACGGAACACCTGATTGCCCAGCTCGTTGCCAGGGGTGCCGCCACGATATTTACCTGCATCAGAGCCTACGTTGTCATTTGACCCGTAGAGGTGATGCTGGTAATCCTGGAATGGCTTGTAAGATGAACAGAGCGAATACTTTCTATCCGGCACCTTTTCACCAAAACCGCCACGAGGGGCACGGAAGTGGCACTTATCGAATGACTCTGAAAGCTTAGCAACAAAGTCGCTATCGCTCATCGAGGCATACAACGCTGTACCATTCTTCCACTTCGGGTAGGTCGCAACAGCCAAGCCAGCCGCTCCTGACGTGTACCCACTTGGGTTTCCGCCATTGAAGCCGAAGGGGGCAGTTGTCGTGTACTGCACAATCCAGTACGGAAGACCAAACGGTAGTGGGTCGCCAGCAGTGCCGTCGTTCGGTGCCGTTGGCAATGTCCAGAACCAGTCCTCGTTGGCCTCGAAGAAGCCATCGTACATGTCCGACTCTTGCATCTTCAAGTAATCCAAGATCTGAGTCTTGCTCTTTGAACGCATCGCCGGTTCCCGCTTTTCAACCATGAAGTGGGTCTTCTGGAAGTGCCACTTCACAGTACCCTTGGTTCCAAGGTCGATGCGGTTCAAGCTGTCAGCCTTGAAGAAGCTGTCAGCCACGGTGTTCTCAGCCTTTGCATGCTTCACGTTGAAGGTACACTTCTCTGATGCCGGAGCACGCTCCACTCGCTTCGAGAACAGCTCTTCAGCCGTAATGAAGTGTTGGTAGTCGCGCGCCAGATCAGCCCATTCCTTCTTCTCGGAATAATCTTCCAAGTAGAAATTAACAATGTCCTGAATGTCTGACGACGTAGTCGAGGCCATTAGTAGGTTTCCTTATTTTCCCAGCTTCGCCAAGAAGTTATCAAATCGCTCTTCTCTGCCAGGCCCCGACTCGGGTGCAGGCTTAGATTGCCCACTCCCTAACCGCTGCCTGCTCTGAGCTTGCAAACTCTGGCGTTGCTGCTTTGCCTTGTTGTTGTCACTAAGCTCCGGTAACGCCTTTTGGACTGCCGCCGCCAACGCATCCGCATGGGACATGCTGGGATTGGCCCTAAGGATCTCCTGATAAGGCCCATACGCCAAGGCTCTTACGCCCTGTTGTAATTCGCCTATATCTCGTCCAGCCGCACCGAAAGTCTCACTATTGAGAGAATCACAGGCATCGTCGTACTTCTGCTGCTCTGATGCCTCCCCTCTCTTCACGGTTTCCTTCTGGTCATCGTGCATGCCTCGCACTGCTCCAACGATACTAGACATGTCGCCACGGAATTCATCTAAGATTCCCTCGTAGTGATCTCGCAACTTGACAAACTGGTCTCGTACAGCGTTGTCTTCGCCATACTCGTCCTCAGGTAGCGATATCTCAAACTTAGGCATCTCAGGAGCAGGAGGAGCCTGCCCCTTGCTATCATCAGCGAGATTGACCATCTCCCGGAGCTGCTCGTCGTCTCTCGCAAGAGCGATGAGCTGCGGAGGAATGCCCTTCTCACTGGCAAACGACTCCATCGCTGTAGTCGTCCCTTCGGCTTTAGGTAAGTCGGCAACCTTATCGTCTACTACTGTGTCTTCTTGGCTTTCGTCTGGAGACGGTGGAGTTTCGTCCTCAGACGCTGGAGTTCCGTCCTCAGACGGAAGTCCCTGAATCAAGTCATCAAACTTGTCTTCGAGGTCTTCCCCGACCTCCGTCGATACCTGTAAGTCTTCAGCCATAGTCCCTCTCCTTATGGTGGTGCCCTGTCGCCATAACCTGCATCCCTATCATGTAGCTCACGAAGCTCCATGACCTGGCGACGTGCTTTCCTGCTGGTGCACTCTAATGTGCCGTCGTTATGCATGTGAGCACACTGGATTCCAGCACGCTTCATGTCCTCGTTAAATTCCTTGACCTGGCTGGGATGACAGCCGCAGCTCTGACTCTTCCAAGGTGTTCCCTCTCCTATCGGCATGTTTCCCTCCTACATGGTCTGTCGGTTATTCTCTGACGAAGCCATCATCTGCTGGATGGCCTGGTCTTCGGTTCCACTACTCATACCGCTAGGCTGGCTTCGATGCACATACTCGCCACCACCAGGACCACTTGCTGCTGCCTGATCACCTCCCTCTTCCTGAGGTGGCATCTGGTTCATCAAGAACAAACTCTCCATCTCGGGTGTTGATGTGTATCTGGCCCTTAGCCTTAGGTATTCCTGTACGTTGGGGACCATGCCCATCTGCATCACCATCGGTGCAATTGACATGATCCTGTCCCACGTCTCGTCGATATCCGCTAGCCGTTGACGGGGGCTCCGGTATTCCATCGAGTATGGGATGATGTCTATCTCGTAATCGACGAAGTCGCCAATACGACTCTCCTCTTGCATGCCTCCCTGCCAGGTATCGTCATAGGAGATATCTGTTCCCTCCACCTGACGGGTCATCGGGACTTCAGTCACCTGATCATGCCACAACAGCTTACCCAGCTGCTTGACTACATCTCGGGTAAAGTCCACAAACCTGGCCTGCTGAGCTGCCGCCACTCGACCGACGCCCTCGCTAATCATCCCTTCCTGGGAAGCTGTGTCAGCCTGGGCACCAAGGCCCAGCTGATGCTCCAGATTGCCAGCCTGCTTCGAGAACTGCTGGAGGGCATTGAGGGCAAAGGCGAAGTTGCTCTGATTTGGGCCATCCACCACTATCTGGTTAATCTCCTGAGGAGATGTGATAGTAATGAACTCGCCATCCTCAGCTGCCCTGACTACCTCGGCATCATCCTCTGAACCCTTAGGTCCAACCTGGATGTTCTTCTGCCGCTCAGTCTGGTCCTTCAGCTTGCGGTATAGCGTGTTGATTAAGTTGTGCAGGAGGAGCAGGTTCTGAGCCGGTGCCGAAGGAGTCGATTTATCCGGCACTGGTCCCAGGTTTAGGAATCTGTAAGGCCCTTCTTCCTCCCCGTCCCATTCAAGAGACAGAAGAGGGTCGTCAGTCATGCACCTATAACGGGCGTCTACGGGGAAGGTATAGACGATGCCGTCCTTAGGACAGAAACAATCAGCTAGGTAAATGGTGTCGTACCACTCGCCTATATTGGACGAGGCTCCACTAATACTCCTGCCCCACTCCTCCCGCTGTGCTTCTGTCTGACTCTGGGCCAGCCTCTCTATCTTCCGCTTGACGCTGCCCTTAAAGTCCCGGTTATCTAGCACATCCGACATCCGCACCAAATACCTGTCAGATATAAAGGAACAGAACCGGAAGTCGGGGGCACTGGTGTCATATGACATGTGCGTCAGAGAGCGACTCTCAACGAATGGCCGATCTGAGTCCATCCACTCGTCACTCTCTATCTGTATCGCGGCTCCCTCAGCCATGTGTATCTTCGCCACTCCCAGGCTATAGAAGGCGTTCCTCACTATATCCTGGAGAACCTTCCCCAGATTCATCGTCCTGGCATACCTATCTATCGCATTCTCGAAATGCATAGAAAATGGGCCATTCTGCACTTTCGTGGGGGCTATGAGCACACGAGGCTGCTGTGCAGCCATAGATAGGCTCATCGCCTCAGCCGCCTGACGCATCAGACCTAATATATCATGGAGGCCATGCGTGTTGGGAGAATGCGGGTAAAGTGTCCCTGAGGCAGCAGAGAGGAACTTCTCCCTGGAGTCCCGTAAGACCTTCATCTGCTCATAATGATGCGCCATTGCACCCTGAAGTCGCAACAGCGTTTGCTGAGAATGTGTTGCCATGCTCAAAGAATAGGCAGTCGACTGCCTAGTTGTCAAGCATAATCTAGAAAATACACATCTCTATATTAGCTCTTTTAGCCGATTCGCGTGAACTACGCATCCTGCCTGCTATAGAATCGGGCAGTATCTTCTCCACAGCCTTGAACTCCGATACCCTCGCATGTTTCCGCTCATTCATGGCTCTGATAGCTACGGCAGCTGCTATCGCCCTATCGCCATGACTCAAGCCTTTAGATCCTCCATCTCGGGAAGTCTTGGCTTTTGGGTGCTCCACATCCCTACCGGAGTCATTGAAGATATAGAAGCCACATTCTTCTATGAGTGCCTTTGAGCGGATGGTTATGGTCGATGAGCACATGGCTGCTATCAGGGGTGTCAGGGTCTGTTGGGTGTTAGATGTCGAGTATCCTGGGCGATCAGTCCTCTTCGCATACCGCCTCAGCTCATCTCCGCCCTTCTGGTAGTAGACATTGGGATATCCGCTCTCTATGACGTAGTTGGTGAACCGCACCCCAGGCCCATTCTTCTCCCAGTTGAGGTAGGTGCTAGTCCCGCCCCTACCAAACCAGCTGCATACAGCTAGCACATATTGGGCAAATTGCTCGGGAGGCATGTCATTTACGGTAAATTCGCCCACCTGTGTCCTAGTACGGGAGTCAAAG